AATGATTTTTTAAACCCAATTGAATGCGATGCTATTAAAAGTCTAGGCAATTCTTTTCCGACAGAAAAAGGAATGGTTTTTGGTGATACCAACAATATTCAAGAAAATGTCGAAGTACGAAAAAACGAAATAGTATTTTTTACTCCGCCAAGTCAATTTTCTTGGGTTTATAAAAAATGTACAGACATGATTCATCAAGCAAATGCAGAGTTTTTTAACTATGATTTGACTCTTATTGAACCTTTGCAATATACAATTTACAGCAAGTTAAATGATCACTATACAGAACACTATGATGCAGGTGCGGGCACGCCAATGCAAAGAAAATTGTCTTTTTCAATTCAACTCGATCCAGAAGATTCTTACGAAGGTTGTGATTTAACTTTTAATGGATTGCCAAAAAATCCAATGATTAGAAAACAAGGCACAATTGTTTTCTTTCCAAGTTTCATTTTACATACAGTAACTCCATTACTAAGTGGCACAAGAAGAAGTTTAGTTGGATGGATTTGTGGACCGGACTTTAAATAATGAATATAAATCAGATTATTGTGGATGATGATGTAGTACCTCATGAACTTCAGGAAGAAGTAAAGCGAATGCATCTTGCTGATAATTTTCCTTGGTATCTTTCCTTTGAACAAACGCAAACCGCAAACAAATTATACGGAAATTATTTTTCGTTAATTACTCCAAACATATCAGAATACAGCCAATTTGTTCATGTGTTTCAACTTGAAAATGAAATAAACTCATCACCTATAATAATGAATCCAGTATTGACAATATTTGATATGTGTAAAGAAAAATATGGGTTCAATGATAACATTCTTCGAATCAAATCAAACTTTTGTCCTAGAGTGCATGTAGACAATCCAGACGCACATCAAATTCCACACACAGATTCAATAAAAGATCATTGGGTAATACTCTATTATGTTGCCGATAGTGATGGAGACACTTTCATTTTTAATGAAAAACTTCGCGAAGATGAGCCTATTTGGAATGTAAAGAATCTTTCAATAAAACAAAGAATATCACCAAAGCAAGGTAGAGTTGTTATTTTTGATGGGGCGCATTTACATGCTGGTATGCATCCTAGGAATCATTACAATCGTGTAGTAACTAATTTCGTTTTTGCAAAATGAGTTACATAATAGACCTTGTTTTTCCTACTGCAATTTATAAAAATAATATTGGTACTTTATCAAAAGAACAATATGAGTTTGTTGTTGGGCAAGAATATTCAAAACGAATTACCGGAACATACGGAAGAGATGATACTCGGGTACTAGAGAACGAACTTTTCAAAACTCTAAAAGATAAAATCTTAACTGAAGTAAATTTCTTTGCAAAAGACATATACAAGTATGTTGATATAGAGTTTTACATCACACATTCTTGGTTAAATCATAATCCAAAAAACAGTTATCATAACGCGCACAGACATTCCAATAGTGTTTTTAGTGGCGCATATTATATTAATGTTCCAGAAAATTGTCCTGGTCTTTATTTTCATTCAAGCAATTCTCGAATGTTTGAAATGAAAGTTTCTGAGGGTAATCTTATAAATGCCAATTCTTGGAGAATGCCTGTTAGTAGTGGAGATTTAATTATCTTTCCTTCTACGCTGACACATGAAGTGCCAGAAAACTACGGCGACAATGATCGATACACTTTAGCATTTAATACCTTTATTCGCGGTTCAATTGGAAGCGAAGGTGCCGACAATTATGTGATTCTATCGTAACTCATAGTGCCTTGCTAGACTTATCTGGCAGATGGAAAATATAAATAGAGAAGAAATTCCAAAAGGGGCACAAATGAGTACTCACAAACCAGCAACAAGAGAAGAATTCAAAGATTATTGCCTACGTCAATTGGGTGCGCCTGTACTTGAAATTAACGTAGATGATTTGCAAGTTGAAGATTGCGTAGAAGCCGCACTTCAAGTTTACCATGACTATCATTATGATGGCACAGAGAAAGTCTATCTAGCCCATCAAGTTACAGAAACAGACATTGCAAACAGGTATTTGGATATACCTGAGAATGTCATTGCAGTCATTAATATTTTTGACATTGGCAATTCTTACTCTACCAACAATCTTTTCAACATTCGCTATCAGATGGCGCTGAACGATTTGTTCGCGTTCAATTACGGTCCGTTCGCGCCATATTACATGGCTCTACAAAACATAGCACTTGCTGAAGAAATGTTCGTAGGTAAACAACCATTACGCTTTAATCGTCATGTGAACAAACTTTACATTGATATGGCATGGGGCGAAAAGATTCTGAAAGACGAATACATTGTCGTTGAAGGTTATCGCGCACTTGATCCAGAAACATATGGAGATGTGTGGAATGATCGTTGGCTAAAGAAGTACGCTACCGCAATGATTAAGCGTCAATGGGGTAACAATCTGAAAAAGTTTGAAGGTTTACAAATGCCAGGCGGCGTAACATTCAATGGACAAAAAATCTATGATGAAGCAGAGGATGAATTAAAAGCATTGGACGAGGACTTGATTCGTTCTTATTCTTTGCCAGTAACAGACATGATGGGATAAGCAAATGCGTAATCGCTATTTCAATCAGTACGGAACTGCAACTGAGCAGAATGTACTGGAAGATTTAATCATTGAGTCGCTAAAGATGTATGGCATTAATGCTTTTTATCTTCCGCGCACTCATGTGAATCTTGATCTGCTTTTCAAAGAAGATGCATCAATGAAGTTTGATGATGCACTTGAAATTGAAATGTATCTCAAGACATATGATGGTTACATGGGACAAAATGACTTTATTTCTAAATTTGGTTTACAAGTTGATGAGTCTTTAACATTTACTGTCTCACAAAAACGATTCTCTCAGATTCTTCAACCAAAGTTGATGACTGAGTATTCATACAATATCAAACTCGAAGATGGCGATTTAATGCGTCAAGAGATTGATTACGATCAAGACTATACTGGATATGTTCGTCCTAAAGAAGGCGATTTAATCTGGTTCCCATTTACAAAAGATTTGTTTGAAGTTAAGTTTGTTGAAGTAATCGAAACGCTATTCCAGTTAGGTAAACTTTATACCTATGAATTGCGTTGCGACAAATACGAATACTCTAGCGAAGTTCTTGATACAGAAATTACCGCAGTTGATCAACTTGAAACAGATTACAGTTTGTCCACAAGCAATGTTCCTAGAACACTTACTGAAGATGGCGATGCTTTACTTGCTGAAGAAGGCGGGTACTTGATGGAAGAGAGCAATATGGTAGAAGAAAAAGACGATACCGCACAGAATGATTATATCACAGGGCGTATCAATGACGATGACATTTTGGATTTCTCAGAGAAGAATCCATTTGCTGAAACGAGGGTGTGGTAATGTTTGGACACGATTTTTATCACGGTACGTTAAGACGCCATGTAATCATGTTTGGCAATCTCTTCAATGATATGCAGATTAAGCGTTTTGATCAGAACAATAATACTATTCAAACAGTCAATGTGCCGATTGCATATGGACCAAAACAGCGTTATATTGAACGTGAACTAGGCGACCCAACAGGTCTGCGTAGCGTATCAATTGTGCTACCGCGCATGTCGTTTGTAATGTCTTCAATGTCATATGCACCAATTCGCAAGTTGAATAGCACACTCAAATACAAGAGCAATTTCAACGCAACAAACAAAGAGTTTTCTTCAGTCTATGCGCCTGTGCCATACGACATGAACTTTACGTTATCAATCATGACAAAGAATGCAGAAGACGGTATTCAATTGTGCGAAAAGATTGTGCCATTCTTCACACCAGATTTTACAGTTACGGTGAGAGCATTGCCAGAACTAGGAGTTAATCTTGACGTTCCAATCGAACTTACGAATGTTTCGTCAGATGATAGTTATGAAGGGCAGTATGAAGACCCACGCATTATGACATGGGATTTAGATTTTATTGTCAAAGGCTATCTGTTTGGACCTGTCACAAAGAGCAAGTACATTACAAATCTTGAAGTTAATACATTCAATGATGATGGCAATGATAACTTTGACTTAGACGCAACTCAACTTTTCACAGGAAATTCGAACTTTGAAACTTCGAATACTATATCATGAAACAAACAATAGATCAAAAGATAGAAACTGTTTTAGACATTGCGCCTGTCGCATCTAACATTGTACCAAAAAAGAATACGGTTGTGATTGAAAATACTACAGTTGATGATGACTATGAGTACGCAAGAAAGAATTTGCGAACCCTAATTGACAATGGTAAAAATGCAATGGAAGATTTAGCCTATCTTGCGAGAGAAGGTGAGTCGCCACGCACATATGAAGTACTAGGACAATTGATTAAAACCATTGCCGAAACAAATAAAGACTTGTTGGACATTGCAAAGAAAAAGAAAGATATTCAGCAAGAAAAAGGTAGCGAACAGCCAACGCACGTTACAAATGCACTATTTGTTGGAAGTACCGCAGAATTACAAAAATTGATAAAGGGAACTTAACATGTATCAGTACAGAGCAAAAATTTTAAAAGTACTTGACGGCGACACAGTAGAGATTGATTTAGATTTAGGATTTAAAATTGTTCTATCAAATCAAAAAGTGCGCTTGGCTGGCATCGATACGCCAGAATCTAGAACTGCAAATACTGAAGAGAAACCAAGAGGGGTATTGTCAAAGAAAAAATTGCAAGAAAAACTACCAGTTGGTTCATGGGCTATAATTGAAACAATGCGCCCCGATAGCAATGACGATAAATTTGGTCGTATTCTAGGCGTATTCATTACTGAAGACGGCACAAGAGTTAATCAATGGATGATTGACAATAACTATGCAGTTTTGTACTTGGGCGAGAATAAAGAATTAGTGCAGGAAGCACATCAACAAAACAAAAAGATTCTCATTGAAAGAGGCGAACTGCCAAACAAATAATTTATGGCAACTAAAACATATCTTGGTAACGCGAATCTAAAAGCGATTGGTGTAGACCTTGAATTTACTGAAGATCAAATTCAAGAATACCTCAAGTGCGCCAAAGAC